GATGGGTCCGGCCATATACAGGCTGCTGTTGGTCGTCTCGAGGATGGCCGCGATGCTGACGCCGGCCGCGTACTGCATGGGCGGCTCGGCCCCGCCGGCGATGTCGCCGACCGTATCGTCGCCGCAGCCGACGCACTGGTAGTCCAGCGCGAGGAGTTGCCCGGCGTTCATCGTCAGTCCGTCCGTCCACCACGGGGAGAGCGTGCGGACGATGAGCGTCAGCGCGCCGCTGGTCTGCACGCCGGCCGCGTCGGTCGCGTACTGCGCGATGTAGACCAGGAAGCCGCCCCCGCCGGCCACCGCGCCCGAGAAACCGGAGGCCGCGAGCGCCGTGGCGATGTCCGTTGTGCGCCAGCGGACCACGGGCCGGAAGCTGTTGACCGCCGTATCGGTCGGGTAGATGGCGTTGGCCGGCGTGTCGCGCGTGACGCCGACGCCGAAATCCACGTTGATCCCTTGCAGGCGGTGCAGGATGCTGCCCGACGTGCCGTTGCGCAGCGCGCGGACGGTCCACAGCGCGTTCGCGCCCGCCCCTCCGGCGGGCAGCGTCTGGTCCGCGGTGAACGTAACCGGCACGTTGGTCCCGTCGTAGTCGGCGTAGAACCGCACGGTCAGTTCGGCCAGGCCGTCGGCGTTGTTCGACAGGCTGACCGGGATGGCGACGCCTTTCATCAGCGTCATCTTGGTATTGGTGCTGGTCGAACTCGACCCGCGCGTCCCACCGTCGGAAGCGGACACGAACCAGAAGTCCACCGCGGCCGCGAACGCCAGGTGCGGGATGGCCGGGTCGGTCGTATCGGTGCGCGTGAACAGGCCGGTCGCGCTCGCGGAGGCCCCCAGGAACTGGCCCACGTCGAGCGTGGTACCTTCGATGACGGGCGCGCTGGCCGTCGTCGCGAGCAGCGTCGGGTCCATTTCGCTGCCGCCGGCGTTGAGCGTCTGCTGCAAGCCGGGCGACAGCGTGTAACCCGTCCAGCCCTTCACGGTGAGCGCCGGGCTGCTGAACACAACCCGGTCGAGCATGAATTGTTCAGCCGCCATTGTCTTATTCTCCTAGCCGGCAATCCGGCGCCGTTTCACCGGCCCCCGGTCCAGTGCGTCTTGCAGTTTTTTGCGCAGGTGCTCTTCGACCATGACGCGCATCTGTTCGATCTCGTCCGCGCGGACGGCCGTCAGTTCCTTGTGAAAGTTGGGCCGCTTGTACCCGCTCCAGATGTTGGTCAGGCGCGCGTGCGGCAGTTTGATCTGCACGCGCGTCGATTTGCCGCTCCACTTGGCGGTGATCGTCGGCCGACCCTGGAGGATCTGGTCGCGCATGTGCCGGCCGTTGCGTTGCCGGTAGCGCCCGGTCAGATGGCCCACCATCGGCCGGCGGTGGCCCTTGGCCTGTTCGTACGCACGACTGCGGCGCGTGTACGCCCCGCGGTAGCGCAGCGCGGCCCCGGCCTTGAAGTGCAGCGGCAGCAGTTTGCGGAACCACCACCGGCCGGCCGCGGCCAGCGCGTTGCGCAACTCGCGGGCCACGAGCCCGTCGCGCTGCGCGAGCTTGAGCAGTTCCTCGTTTACGCCGAAATGTGCGACGAACGCGCCCATCGTCAATCCACCGCCGGTCCCGGCCCGAACGTCAGTTCGAGCACGTACTCGAATTTTTGATACCGATCCGTGGTGCTGCCTTCCGCGCGGGCCAGAAACGCCGGCCGCTCGGCCAGTGTGATCGTGTTGTATTCGATCAACGTGTTCGACCCGCTCGGATCTTCGATCCCGTTGATGGCCCGCAGAATGCCCGTCATGGTGTCCACGTCGTTTTCGACGTACACCCAGGCGTTGCGGGCGTCGTTCTTGTATTCCGTCGGCACGGTGTTTCCGACAAACAGTTTCAGGGTGTACGCACACGTGAACGTCTGCACCGCGACCTGTGTATGCGTCTCGCCCTCGTCGCCGCTGAGGATCTCGACATACGGCCACACGAGCGCGTCCACATCGCTCTCGGTCAATACGCCCAGGGGAATGTGCGTCAGCGCCTCGGCTAAATCGGCCGCGTCACACCACGCTTGAAAGTCGCTGTTGGCGGCCAGCCCCGCGCGGATGCGGTTGGCCGCTTTGGTGACTGGCGCTGCGGGTGCAAGGTCGGCCATTTACATCTGCCTCCGCTCGCCCTGGCTGTCGCGGTCGCGGTTGGCGACTTCGGACCGCCAGAAGCCGGCTTGCTGGACCGGCGTATCCGTGACGGTCCAGTTGGCGCCATCGACGGCGAAGCGTCCGCCGAACGCCACGGTCGCAATCTCGCTCACCGCCACTTGGGCGATGGCGCTGCGGTCCAGGTGCGCCGCCTCGTCGTCATGCGTGACCGCCAGGCCCGGCGCAATGTGCAGCATGACCGTGCAGCTCGTCGCGACGGTGGAGTCCGGCGCCGTGTACGTGCCGGTCGCGCCGTGCAGGCCGGCCAGGCCGGGCAGTGTGCCGGCCGCAAAACCTGTTTCGAAGGCCGACGCCATCGGTCATCAGTTCCCGCGCATGTTGAAGTTTGCCACCGTCGCACCCGTGGGGAACCACACGCTGACGGTCTCGAACTTGTCCAGCCCGAAGTCGCTAGCGCGGTAGTGGTTGCGCAGCGCGGCCGCGGCGGTCCCGGAAGCCCACACGTCGTCGTACGCGCCCGGCGTCGCCGACGCGGCGGACGCGGAATTGAACCGCGCGTAGACCGGCTGTCCGCTGTTGTTATGCACGCTGATAACGCTGGCCGGCGGAACGAACGTCCAGAGTCCCGCCGTGTCGTTGACAATCGGCTCGGTCGTCTCAGTCGGGGTTCGCATTTCGCTGGGCATGACTCGCTCCGAAACCTCAAAGATCACAGCTCGCATACGTCGCGCGGTGGGCACGCGGAGCGGAGCGCCGGCGTGCGGCGCCCCGCTCGATTCCGCGCCATTACCCAGCCGCCACCGCGGTCACGGTCGGCGCCGCGCCGGTGTACGTGACGCGATAGGGCACTTCCGCGTCGGCGCGCTCGGCGCTCAGTTTCACCTTGACGGCGATCGCTTCCGACGCGGCCACGGGGCCGACGTTGAACCGCACGCCGCTCTCGCTGTCGTCGAGCGACCCGTCACCGTTGAGCGTGACCTGCGTGCCGGTCAGCAGCGTGCGCTCGTTGGTGCCGTCGGTCTTGCCGACCACGCACACGTCGAGCGTGTCGTCCGCCGTCCCGACCGCGTCCACGCCGGACGTGGCCTTGTTGTAGTCCAGGTCGAGCACGAGATTGGTCAGGCCCGTGCTCGGGGCCGTGACGGTCAAGAGCGTGATGTACCCGGTGTAGTCGGACTCGCTGATATCGATGTCCGTCGTGCCGGCCAGCGTGCTCGTCTGAAACAGGCCCTTGAGATACGCGATGATGCTGGCCGACGTGCCGGGCGCCTTGACGGCCGTGTCGGACTTGTTGCCGACCACGTGCTTGAGCCGGTTGCCGGTCGTGTCGTCTACTCCTGCGTTGCGTCCCATCGGAACACCTCCTTACGGCGTGGGCGCCGATGTGCCGCTCAGGCTCTGCACGACGTACACGTAGTCCGTGGCACCGATCTCGCAGTCCCAGGCGACACGCGCCTGAAACGCGAGCCGCGATTTCAGGAACGATTCCGTCGAGTCGGTCAGCGTGACGTACTCGAAGCGCAGCTTCCACTTACGCAGGAACTGCTTTTCGAACCAGCCGAGATACCACGCCGTGGTGGACAGGTCGTCGAGTTTCGGCGAACTGACCAGCGCCGGCCGGTAACTGCCGCGCGGTCCCCACGGGTTGAACTCGTTGGGCACGTCCGGCGTGTACTCGCTGTTGAGCAGGCGCATGGCCGTCGGCGCCAGCGCATCCGGCACGAGCAGTTTGCAGCGGCTCATGGGGATGGCGATCCGCTTGCCGCGCGAGTTTTTCATCGCGGCCAGCACGTCCCGCACGGCCTCCAGGTCGGACTCGTCCGCCAGCGCGTTGCTGTTCACGCGCGTCCCGCTCGGGGCGCGTGTGCCCGGCGTGTTCGCGGTCGTCGAGTAGAGCGACGTACCGGCGCCGTTGGGGCGCAACACGTACGGCTCCGCGGCCGACGCGGCCGAACCGTCGATGTCACACACGCGCCGCAGCGTCTGCTCTTCGACGAACTCGGCCGCAATCTCGCCCAATTGGTTGACGCGCTGCACGATGTTCGCGAGGTCGTTTTCCTCGATCGCCTCGGCCGTGATGCTGACCCGCCGCCCGTTGCGCTTGGAGCGGATTTCGTACTTCTCTTCGCCCGCGCCAACCTCGGGAAAGTCCTTCGTTTCGTCCACGCGATCGACGCCCGTGTCCTCGCTGGTGAGAGATGCGAATTCCGACACGCGCTTATTGTCCTCGAAGTCCGTGACGAGCTGCTCGCCGATCGTCGGCACGGCTTCGTACGCGGCGTTGATGCCCGCCACGGTCAGCGCGCCCGACAGGAGCGGGAAGGCGCTGGCCATGATGGCCCGCCGCTGCCCGGCCATGTCGATGTGTGTCTCGACTTCAATGTCTGCCAGCGCGTTCCATAGCCGTGGCAGATTGCGGAGCGTCTGCCAGGACAAATTGCCGTCCGCGATCGCCTGTCGGACGGTCTCCATGAAGCGGCCCGGCTCGTTTTGCGCCAGCGTCCGCAGCGCGTCCTCGCGCAGCACGCCGTCGTCGATGACGATCGTCGGGGACAGGCGCGGCTTATTCTTGGTGGCTACCATCGGTTTGACCTCCTTAGACCACCAGCGCCGAGTAGTAGCTACACGCCGCCTTGATTGCGATTCTGGCCTTCGACACGCTACGGATGGTCGTGCCCGCGTCGCCGCTGGCATCATCCGTGAGGTGTCCCTGTTTGTCGGGGTAGTGCTCCTGGCCCACGATGTAGCCCAGCACATTGGAACCGGCCGTCACGGTCACGGTCTCGCTGTCGCTGTAGTACACCGCCGTACCGGCGCCATCGTTGCCCGCGGCCGCCAGGTCGAACTCGAAGATATCGCCCGGCCGCGGGACGATGATTTCGTAGTAACCAGCCCGGTCGCCGGACTTGATTTCCTCGTTGGCGATCGCGACGTTCGAGTTCATCCCGAAATCGGAGTCGAGCGGCACCCAGGCCGTGTTCGTGTCGCCCGTGAGTTCCAGCAGTTCGCCGCGCTTGATGGCCTGCGTGGCGCCCGCCTGAAACTTGCCGAGCATCACCCGCGGTTCGCTGGCGCCGTCCAGATTGCCGACCCAGCGCATTTGATTCGTTGCCATTGGTCAGCCTCCTTACAGACTGTTGAGCGCGCGCGCCAACTGGTCGGACGACACGTCCGCCATCTTCGGCTCGTCGCGGCCTGCGTCCTGGCGCTTGCCCTGCGTCGGCGCGGGAGTCCCGACCGCCTCCGCCCGTTGCGCGTGCTCGGCCTGCACGACCGCGCGCATTTCTTCGAACGTGCCGCCCTTGAGCAGCACGCTTTCGGCGAACTCGTGCAGCGCCTTGGGCGTCACGGCCATTAGCCGCCGCCGCAGCGTCTCCTCTTCGGTTTCAGGCTCGAGGAGAACCCGCTCGGTGGCCGTCTCGGTCGTGGCGCCCTCTTCTGTCGCCGGGGCTGCCGTCGGCTTGTCGTTTGTATCCATCGCGGATACCTCCATCTGAGAGTGGCGTTGTTCAGTAGCCCCGGTCAGGGCTTGTACGTGTCGCTCGATCTGGCACACGAGGTCGCGCAGTTCGGCCAGGCCGTCCGTCGCGAAAAACATGCGTTTGAGCGCGTCCGCGTCGGCCGGCACGGG